TATACTCGGACGACTACGGTCTACCTTTGGTGGCAGCCAGGGGGGATCTGATGATATTTTTGCGAGTGGTGCTAGTGCACTTGTCGCGTGTGTCAGGAACTGCAGCGCTGTGGCTTGTGTTGCCTCCGCTGTGGGTAGTGTTGTTGCTGCGCGTGGTGGGAAGCGTTCGCTGGGGGCAGTTGGTGCCCTGTGCAGTGTCGCTGCTGGAGCTTTGTCAGTTGTTGCTGATGTGCTCATGGACCACCAGGAGCGTGGCGAAGGGAGCCGCCTTAAGTGTGAGCGGTGGGTCCTAAGTCGGGGTGATATCGTGGATAAGCGGGTTCATGAAGTCGCCGCTGATATGGATGCTTGGGGGTTTGTTGATACCAAGATCCAGGTTACAGCGGAGGTTTCTGACCTTGTTAATAACTACGCGTTCGGGAAGATGCGTAGTATGGAGGGGCAGGCTGATATGTTGCGTGTTGTTGAGGCAGCATGGAAGCAGGAGGATAAGTCAGTGGCGACCATGCTCATGCTGAAAAGTATGGCGGTTGCGGTGTACTGGACTGTCCCCGAGGCCGAGGTTCGCGCTTTGCGGTATGGTGTCGAGGGTTCCAACGTGGGTTGGACTCGGCAGTATAACCGGTTGCGGGACGTTGCCCCCCATATTCCACGATAGGAACTCCGCAGACCGTGTGTGTGTTGCAAGGATTCGGTTGTAGCTAAACCGATTGATCCGGCTAGTGTTGTTGGTGTGGTGTCTTGGGCGGCGGACTGTGATCGGGTGAGTGATTACCAGGTCTTATGTCCTATGCCTTTTGCGACCCATTATCAGGTGCAGAATGATTGTCAGCATAACCAGTACTTGGCAGCCGTAAATCGGGTGGCTTGTACTTGGGTTCAGCCCACTAAGAAGGGGCTTAGCGGACTCAAGCAGATTGGGTGTGATCTTGTCCGGTATTTGGGACAGAGGACACCCATTGGCTTTGAGGTGTGGGGTGCGAAATATACCGGGCAGAAGCGTGCCAGGTATTTGCGTGCAATTGACTCATTGAGGGTCAGACCCATTTCCGCTAAAGATGCTGTCATTCAGGCGTTTGTTAAGCTCGAGAAGCTGGCGGACGTACATAAGGACCCGAGGATGATTCAGGCGCGTGGTGCCCGCTTCAATGTTGAGGTTGGCAATTACCTTAAGGCCTTTGAGCATGATTTGTATGGTGTGCGTGGTTCAGGACCGATGGCTAAGTGGTTTCCACCAGGGAGAGCCATAGTTAAAGGGATGAACCCGGTTGCCCGTGGTGCGTTGATTGAGCAGCACTGGGCATCTTTGCGCCACCCAGTGCAGCTTGCACTTGATTGCTCGAGGTTTGATGGTCATGTGTCTGAGCAGGTGTTGCGGTTTGAGCATGGAGTCTATGAGGCTTTGTTCAATTATGACCCATACCTGCGGTCGCTGCTCGCCAGGCAGCGGTACAACGTGTGCTATACCCGGAGTGGGTTGCGCTATGTTGTCCACGGCCGGCGTATGAGTGGCGATATGAATACAGCTTTGGGAAATTGTGTCTTGATGATCTGCATGATGGGGGTTGCTATGAGACGCTTGGGTTTAAAACCCAGCCAGTGGCGCATGGCGGATGATGGGGATGACTGCTGTGTTATGGTTGAGGCTGATGTTGCCGATAATGTTGCAGCCCAGCTACCTGTGGTGTTTCGTGATTTTGGTCAGGAGTTGAAGATTGAGTCTGTTGCCAGGACGCTGGGTACGGTTAGCTTGTGTGGAGCTCGTCCCGTGCGGGTTTGTGGGCAGCGGGTCATGGTTCTCCATCCCAAGCGAGTGATTGGTAAGACAAGACTCGGTATAAAGAGTAGGTCTGAGAAGTTCATCGCTGATTACGTGAGCACCGTTGGTGTTGGTTTGTTGGCCCTGCACAGTGGTGTGCCCGTGTTGCAATCACACGCTCTAGCGTTAAGGCGCGCTAGTAAAACTCCGCTTAGGGAATTGCCAGGAGCTTACCTTTATCGGTTGGCGTATTTGGCAGACCCGTACGCTGTTGTCGCGCGCCCCGTGACCTTGGAAGCTAGGTTGGACTTCGCAGTCAGCTTTGGAGTGGATATATCTGCCCAGCTGGAGCTTGAGGCTTGGTTCGACCTGCTT